GGTCCAAACGCAGTAAACCCTTCTGGTGAGGCAGGTAGCGGTATCCTTCGCCCAGAGCAAGCACGTCGTTTTATTGACTACGTGTGGGATGCCACAGTTCTCGCCAAGGATGGTCGCCGTGTGACCATGAGAGCAAACACTATGGAACTTGAAAAGGTTAACGTAGGTGAGCGTGTAATCCGTGCTGCTGCACAGGCTGTAGGTAACTACACCAACGCAGGTGCATCGTTTACAAAGGTTGAACTAACCACGAAGAAGATTCGTCTTGACTGGGAAGTTTCAGCAGAAGCACTTGAAGACGGTATTGAGGGTGGTGCTCTAGAGGACCACCTAGTACGTCTAATGACAAATGCATTCGCAAATGACATTGAGGATCTAGCAATCAACGGTACTGGCGACAGTGGCGATGGTGCATTCCTCGGTATCATGGAAGGCTTTGTTAACAAGGCTAAGGAGAATGGCGATGCTCACGAATCAGTTGTTACTGTTTCGGACAACGCATGGACTCCAGACGTTATGCAGAACATTATCTTGGCTATGCCTCGTAAGTACCGTGCACTTAAGAACAACCTTAAGTTCTACGCTGGTACTGACGCATTCCAAGGTATCATCAAGCACAACGGTACCCTTGCAGACGCAATCGCAGAGGCATTCGCTGGTACTCCAGCAGGTACCCCTGCAAACCGTCAGGCTTACCTAGATGGTAACGGACAGACATTCGGTGGTGCTCGCACCACTCGTGTTCTAGGCATTGACGTACAGGAAGTTCCTTACTACCCTGCAGGTTATGTAGACCTTACATTCCCTCAGAACCGTATTTGGGGATTCCAGCGTGACATCACTGTCAACCGTGAATACAAGCCAAAGAAGGACACCATTGAGTACACCGTATTCGTAAGATTCGGTCTTCAGTGGGAGGAAGAGGATGCAATCGCATTCGCTGACGCAGGAGCAGACTCATAGTCTGTAACTACCCTTTAAGAGGGGGCAGGGCTTCGGCTCTGCCCTCTTTTTAATTATTCTGTTATAATTGATAATTAGGAGGTAATTATGTCAGACGAACTAATTAACGAAGACGAGGAATTCCTAGCCCTTCTTATTGAAGAAGCAGAAGAACTCGCAGCAAAAAAGGAAAATGAGCCAACTATCGAAGAGGTAGTTGAAGAGCCAGTTTTCAAAGAAGTTGTTCCAGTAGTTGAAGCCAAGCCAGCAAAGGTTGAGAAGAAGGCAGCAGAAAAAACTGTTGCACTGTTTTCAACAAGAAATGTAACTTGGAATGGAGTAGGCTCAGTAAGTGTTGGACACAACATCGTGACCGAAGAACAGGCAGAAAAGTGGCTAACTCGTAGTCACATTACTCTTGCAACACCAGAAGATGTTGCTAAGGGGTACGGTCTATAAATGGAGATTTTGAGGGTTCCACCTTATCCTATTACAACAACCTGGAACTTACCAGATAATAACTATGACTACATAGTTTATGTTGAGGATTTGGTGGACCACTCAGTTGAAGAAACTACCATAACCTCAAGTTCCACAGGTGTTGTAACCTACGTACTTCCAGCAGCAAAGGTACAGTTCGACAGACAGTTTCTTATCAGGTTCTACGACGAAGAGTACGAGCACATCATCCTAGAATCAAATCTTGACATCGTTAGACCATATGCGGATCCAAGCATTCTTGGGGTTACGGCATCAGAAATTGCCGAGTATAAGAAGTGGGAACTGATTGCCAGATCCCTAATTGATACCTACACTGGTATTGGATTCTATAACCACAAGTCTATCCTTCAGGTCCAGGGTAATGGGCTAGACTACATGCCAGTATGGAGAGATGCAAACCGTGTGCTGAAAGTATACGAAAATAATGCAATGATCTATAATGGAGAAGATACCACAATCTCAATTACAGACTTTACCACAACAGGAACAGATACGGTTATAGAGACAGCGTCTGCTCACGGATATTCAGTTGGCGATTCTATAACGCTAGCAGGCTTTACAGACACAGACTACAACTCAACATACTCAGTTATGGAGATCGTGTCTACAACAGAGTTTAGAATTGCCACGCTTACAGAGCCAACCCTAAATGGTGCAGAAACAGCAAAAAGAGTTTGGGCTTACACGTTCAAAGTCACCCTAGATAACTCTGCAATTGTTAAAGAATTTACAGGATATACAAATGTAATTACCACGAGTTATCCAAAACTTCCTATTGCCAGAGGCGACTACGCATACGACGACAGAAATTATGGAACTTTCGTAAATGGTGCAGACTATCTATTTGTTCTAGATGAAGGGTACCGTGCAATTCCAGCAGACGTAGAAAGAGCAACAGGCATGCTTATTGACGATCTAAAGTGTGGGAGACTAGACTATTATCAGAAGTATGTGACCACCTATAACACTGATCAGTACAGAATTCAGTTTGACAAGAAGATGCTAGAAGGAACAGGTAATCTTATAGTAGACAAAATACTTGACAAGTATATGAAGTCTATTACTAAAGTTGGAGTTCTATAACAATGGCTACTTGCGAATCCACTAGTTTTACATTCCCACTGCTTGCAGACATCTACTACCCGATCGTAGAGCAAACTGCATTGGGCAGCATTAAGAAACAATGGATTCACGACAAGACTCTAGCCTGTAGCCTTACCACCGCAGGCTCGGCATTGTCAGAAGACGTTAAGCCAAATGTCAATATTACCAAAGAACTTTTACTGTTGGGTAGGATCAGATCAGACATTCGGGTATCAAGTGCAGACTCAAGAAATGCAATAACCAACATTCTAATTACAAACATTAGAGATATAAATGGAAACGAGATATATGTTGAAACATCTGGACCAAGATCTGGAAAGTCAACCCTATTTGAGATTGCAACAAACGAGCCTTTTATCAATCCATTCGGTTCGGTAGAATACTATAAGGTAGTACTGAGAAGATCAGAGAACCAAGGAACTGATGTCTAGTGCTATCAATGAATGTAGATCTTACAAAGTTTAACAAAGACATGAAATCAATCATGTCTTATTCAAATGGATTCCTGGAAGGAACTCAAAGAGCCAAGCCTGCCCTTCTCAATGTCCTTGGAGTTAAGATATCAGAAATGCTAAAGAACTTTATAGACTCCAACGCAAGAGTCAGCCCACAAGCATTACACCACGTATACGAATGGTATCAAACAGGAAGCCCAAATGCAAGGCTGTTTGATATCAATTATGCAGTTGTTGGTGGAGGACTGTCCATTTCGTCATCATTTAGTCAGTCAAAAAGCATTAAGTCTGGATCAAGAGTTCCATTTTATAACAAGGCTTTTATTATGGAAAACGGAATCCCCGTAACCATCAGACCACAAACAAGGCTAGTATTTGACGTAGACGGCAAAACTGTGTTTACCCCTAATCCAGTTGTGGTAGATAATCCAGGAGGAAAGGTTGAGGGAGAGTACGAAAAAGTTTTCAACCTATTCTTTGACACATACCTAAGACAGTCATTCTTGAATCAAACTGGAATACTAGCAAAACTACAGCAAAGCAACGACTTTGATAACAAGTTCCCTTTGGCAAAACGTGGCGGTAAAACGCTAGGCATAACAACAGGGTATAATTGGATAATGAAGGTAGGTAAAGACTAATGGCTAAAACATATCCACCCATTTTTATTAACAAGTATTTGGCTGAAAACGCTTCTGGCAGGTTTGAACTTGCCTTCCCATTCTTTCCGACTTTGCCAACAGACATAGATGCCCTAACACAGTCGTTTCCAGAAGGAACCTTTGCAGTGTTTGACAGGATGTTTAAGTATCGAAGAACACCATTCCCACACATTAAGTCAGAGCAATTGCTTTACTATTTTTACAAGATGCAGGGGGATCCAGAATTACTTATGGAGTTGTCCCAAATGGCATACGAACTTCTTGACCGTGAAGACGAATCTGCCCAGGAACTAAATGCGTGGATAGCGTCTAAAATTGTTGTTGTTGACGGTGCAAAGGTTGTAAACTTTGGAACAGTCAACTCTCCAGAATACTTTAATCCAGTCTTTTTTCATAGAGTCAAAATGTATCAACTAGAAGAAACCAGAGATATCGTAGATTTTGGCACTGCCAGAACCTTCGCTGGTAACAAGATAATCATAGACTATGACTATCATCAAATAGTATAAAAAGGCTGCTATACTTATAAATGAGGAAACACGCCCCAAAAAATCCATAAAGAAAAAAGAGGTGAAAAATTATGGCATACAGCAGAGGTAGCAATACCAACATTATCGTTGGTGCAGCAGCACTCTTCGTCTTCAAGGACGGAGAACTAACTGACACCGACCTACCAGCATACGTTGATGGAAGATCATTCCGTGACTCTCTATCAGGTTACACTGGTCAGGCTTCTGGAGAAGCAGCAAAGGCAGCAAAGTTCAAGAACGTAGGTTACACCAGCAATGGTCTAGAACTACAGTTCCAGCCTGACTTCGGTGAAGTACAGGTTGACCAACTACTTGACGTTGCTAAGTTGTACAAGCAGGGAATGCAGGTTAACATGAACACAGCATTCGCTGAAGCAACTCTAGAGAACCTACTCTACGCAACTGCAGGTAACGCAGAGACTGACTGGGACAACGGTGAAACCGACCCAGACCTATCAGTTCTGAACCTATCAGCAGGTAACCTGGGTGAATGCCCAATTGAGCGAGGAATCGTTGCAGTTGGTCCAGGTACTGGTGACTGCTCTCCAGAAGAGCAAATCGAGCGTATCTACGTTGGTTACCGTGCACTCTCAATTGAGAATGTAACAGTATCAGCAAAGCGTGACGAGGCAACAATGTTTGAAGTATCATTTAGAATGCTTCCAAACAACGACGCATCGTACGGTAAGATCATCGACCGCACCATCCCAGCAGCATCATAATAACTTAATATAGAGATTGCCCTCCTAGTTAACCCTAGGAGGGTTTTCTTTTGGTACAATAGATGGATGGCTACTAAAATATATGAATCCGAGGTTATCTCTACCATAGATGGTAAGAAGATATACATCACTCCACTAAAGATCAAATACCTAAGACTCTTTATGGAGGAGTTTGACAAGGTAAAGCAGGCAGCCAATGACACGGATGCTATATCTTTTGTGACCACATCCTCCCTGCTTGCCATGATGCAGTACTGCCCAGAGATAACAACCATAGAAGAACTTGAAGACACCTTTGACCTTCCAACCCTATACAAGATCCTCGACATTGCTGCAGGCATTAAACTAAAAGGCTCTGAGGAAGGAAAAGAAGACGCCATTCCAGCACAGGCTAAAGAGAACACACAAACCTGGGACGACATGGATTTGGCAAAACTGGAGTCTGAGGTATTCTTGCTCGGCATTTGGAAAGACTATGAAGAACTAGAGGCATCGTTATCTATGGCAGAACTGTCTGAAACTCTTAACGCAAAAAGAGAGGCAGACTATGCTGACAAGAAGTTTATGGCTGCGATACAGGGGGTAGACCTCGATGCCAACAAGGAGAAAGAAGAAAACGCCTGGGAAAAACTAAAGAACAAGGTGTTCAATAATGGCGGAGATCCAAACGACGTAACGTCGCTGAAGGGTCACAAAGCAGCACAGGCTGGCTTCGGCATCGGCATGGGCTTGTCTTACGAGAAACTCTGATCAATAAAAGTCTTTTATGTTATAATTAATAATACCTTTAAAGGAGGAAAAACATGGCAACTACCGTCAATGAAGAGACTACAATCAGTCTTATCGATGGAACTGAAATCAAAGTAAGACCACTGAAGATCTCGCTACTACGTCCATTTATGGAAAAGTTTGAGAAGATCGCAGGCGTTGCAGATGATAACGCAAAGTCAATGGATCTACTACTAGACTGCGTGGCAATTGCTCTAAAGCAATACAAGCCAGAACTAGCAGAAGATCCAAAGGCACTGGAAGAACTACTGGACCTTCCAACAGTCTACGCTATCGTAGAAAAGGCATCTGGCATTAAGTTGCAAGATGCTGGGGTTCTCTAACCTCAAAAAAATAATTTAAAGAGGGTGTTTATGGATGGCTGATTCTCAGACTAATATCAATATAAATATTGATACAAGTCAAGCCTTAGCAAATTTGAAGGCTTTACAGTCTCAGATATCAGCCTTCCAAACATCTATGGCTCGTGGCTCTGCCACGCAAGCAGCCAATGCTGCAAAACTTAGACAAAATCTTGTCAACGATATTAATGCAACCAAGAAGTTCTCTGCAAGTATCCAGACAATTCAGACAACCACCGAATCTTTCACAGAGTCTCTCGAAAAGAACAAGTTGTCTATGGGGCAATACTTTAGGTATGCTGGTGCCTCAACAAAAACTTTTGGAAAACTCTTCAAGACAGAGTTTAGCACAATCGAAAAGGTCGCACGTGAACGTGTCAAGACCCTACAAACACAATACATTCAACTAGGTCGTGACGCTAACGGTGCCATGAAGGCAATTGCCGTAAGACCACTAGTTCTTGACATGGAAAATCTGGGTACCAAAACAGCGATCGCTGCTCAAAAACAACAGATTCTTAATCAACTGCTCAAGCAGGGCTCTACCAATCTTCTAAACTTCGGTAAGAATACACAGTGGGCAGGTCGCCAGTTGATGGTTGGTTTTACCATCCCACTAACCATGGCAGGTACCGCTGCAGCCAAAGCATTCATGGAGATGGAACAGGCTGTAATCAAGTTCAGACGTGTTTATGGAGACCTACAAACAACTGCAACTGAAACAGACAAGATGGCAAGAGACCTACAAAATCTTGCTTCTGAATACACCAAGTACGGTGTTGCTGTTTCTAAGACTATGGATATGGCTGCTCAGGCTGCTGCCACTGGTAAGACTGGTGCAGAACTTTTGGCACAGGTTTCCAACGCTACAAGACTTTCAGTATTGGGAAATGTTGAGCAAGCCCAAGCACTAGAAACAACAATATCTCTTACCAATGCTTTTGGTACAGCAGCAAAAGATCTTGCTGGCAACATTGACTTCCTTAACGCAGTTGAAAACCAAACCGTAACATCCATCGAAGACTTGACAATTGCTATTCCAAAGGCTGCCCCAGTAATCAAGCAACTAGGTGGAGACGTTAAAGACCTAGCCTTCTTCCTGACAGCCATGAAGGAAGGTGGCATTAATGCATCAGAAGGTGCTAACGCACTAAAGTCTGGTATCGCCTCTATCATTAACCCAACCAAAAAGGCATCCGACTTCCTTGCTGGTTTTGGGATTAACCTAAAGGGAATTGTTGAATCTAATACAGGCAACGTAAAGGGAATGATTGTCGGTGTTGCACAAGCACTAGACACCCTTGACCCACTAAACCGTGCACGTGCAATCGAGCAGATGTTTGGTAAGTTCCAGTTTGCACGTATCTCAACATTGTTCCAGAACGTAACAAAAGAGGGAACCCAGGCAAGCAGAGTCCTAGAACTTGCTACAAGAACAACCCAAGAACTTGCAATCCTATCTCAACGAGAACTTAAGCAGGTGGAGAGTTCTCCAATGTTCAAGTTCCAAAAAGCCATTGAGGACTTTAAGAAAGAACTTATTCCTGTTGGAGGAGCATTCCTAAAGGCTATTACTCCAATTGTAAAATTTGCAGGAGAGGCTGTTGCTAACTTTAATAAGATGGGCGAGGGAGCAAAGAGTTTCTGGATGGGGCTAACCCTTGTGGTTGCAGGTATTGGTCCAGTCCTACTAATGACTGTTGGTCTTATCGCTAACGGTGTTGCAAACCTAATCAAGATGTTTACAGGCATCAAGAACGTCTTTAATAAGACTTCTGGGGATACAACTGTTCTCGGAGAAGCCACAGAGTACATGACTCAGAAGCAACTAGAGGCAGCCTCTGTTGCAGCATCTCTTGAGCAGGTACACCAAACTCTAGAGCAAAGATTTACATCTGAAGCAGGTGCTCTAGATAAACTCACCACTGCATATCAAAACAACGTTGCTGCCCAATCACAATACTCTACTGCCAACGTTATCCCTACAAACATAGATGTTGACGGATATGCTTCTGGTGGTATCATTCGTGGTCCTGGCTCTGGAACTTCAGACTCTATTCTTGCCAGGGTATCAAATGGCGAAGCAATCATTCCAGCGTCAGTAGTAAAGAAGAACCCTGGATTTATTGCTCAACTAGTATCTGGAAATATTCCTGGATTCTCAAAGGGGTACATGTATGATCCCAAGGATAGAACAGCAGAAACTCACCTTCAGGCAGCATCACCACTAGCAGCGTCTTCTCCAGGATACAACCCACAACTAGTTGACAACATGCTTGTAGCAAGACCAGCACTAGCACAGATGTCTGAATCGGTACAGGCACACATTGAGATTCTTGGTAGTCTGGTTGCCAACTTGCCAAACAAGTTAAACGAAAACTTAAAAAGAGGAACTGTTGGCATAGAGCAATTTGAGTTGGCTTGGGAAGGAACCTCTGACAAGTTAACAGACACTGTTGCGTTTGGACTAAAACAACTAGGCATTGCCTTTGACCCAAATAATCCAGAACTTCAGGCACAAATTGCAGAAATTGAGTCTCAGATCAAGAACAGGGTTAGAGACCTTGCTGCAAAACAAACTGGAGATATGGCTGGAATAGTTACTGACGAAGTCGTAAGCCAGGCAACAGGACAAGTTCTAGCATCTAGCGACACTCAGGCTGGTCAGGCACTTAGGGCTGCAGCCGTTAGTCCTAGAGAATATAGAACCGACTACTCTATGGAAACCCTTAGAGAAGCAATTATTAAAAAAGAACTTGAAGTAATTAGAACCTCTACTGGAACTCCAAAAATTATTGATCCATCGTCTGGGCTCCAGGTCGGTAGGGCTAGAAATACAAAAGGTTATAGTCGTGAAGAACAGATGGACATGCTTGACTCTCTATCGGGAGAAGAGCGTGACAACTTCATAAGAACAAAATTTGCTGCCAAGCAAGAATCTAAGTTTGTTGGAGCCAAGTTCAATGCTGAAAAATTCTTGCAAGAAGAGAGAGCAATTCTGGACAAACCAGAAAATGACCCTTACATGCAACAGCGTGACAGAAACAGTCCTCACAAACTTGCAGGTCCAGACGGAGCAGATGACGCAAAAGCCTACAAGTCAGCATTCGGAAATGTTGATTTTGACCCACTAGCAGCAGCCAAAGAAGCATCTGGCACCCCACTTGTTGACGTAGCCTCAGCACAACAAAAACTTACAAAGAAGAGCCTAAACATTGTTTCGGAAGCAATTGCAAACCAGGGAGACCCACTTGCTGGAATCAAGGGCAAGGTTCTAGTTGTCAGCGATGGTCTAAACGACATGGCTACCGCTGTTGACGATGCTACCGCTGCTGCTACCGAGCAGGCAAACGCAACACAAGATCAGACAACTGCCACAACTGACAACACTACTGCTACTGACAAGAACACTAATGCCAAAGAAGAGAATACCAAGACCGAGAAGACATCAACAGAAGATGAAGATAGGGTAAAGCGGAACAGAACAAAGTCTGCATTCCAAAGATCATTTGGTACTGTTGCTAAGGTAGGTGCAGCAGCCACAACAATCGTTGGTATGGCGTCTATGATTCCTGGAAAGATTGGAGAGGTTGCACAGTCAATTACTCCATCTATCGGTGCATTTACAACCCTAACTTCTATGGTTAATGGTCCAGTTACTGGTGCCCTTGCTGCACTTATTGCAGTAGTTGGCGGTATCGTAATGGCTATTATGAATCTTGACAAGGCTTATAACGAAACACAAGAAAAGGTATTGTCCCTAAAGAAGGTAGTAGGAACATCTACTGAGTCCATTAGAGGGCTTTCTGAGTTTGCTGGAAGAGTTTCTGCTGGTGAACTTATGGACCAAATGCGTAAAGACAGAATGAAGTTGGTTTATGCTGCTCCAGGAAAGACCACATTCGGAGAGTCCTATGTTGAGTCAGAACAGGGCAAGGCTCTAACGTCAGCAATGAAAGAAGATATGGCTCGCCAGGGCGGAAGCACATCTGGAACCGTAGCGAGCATCACAGGACAACTATCGACTGCTGTAATGTCTGGTGCACTATCAAAGGCAGAGGCATTCAGCATTGCGTCTAACATCGGTGCTGAACTTGGTGACATGAATATTACAATGCAAGTTAGAGCACAACTTTCAGAAATCCTTGGTCCAAATGGCGAGAAGGTAGACGGTAAGGGTATTCTAACGGTAGCCTCTGGACTACAAGAAAGAAACATTGCAACCATGTCTGAAAGCATGAATGTCCTAAGTTCTAACATGGAAGCAAACCGCTTGTGGTCTGGTGGAGAAAACACTGCACTTAACAGAAACGTAACTGCTGCAGGAACAGTTCTTCTTTCTGCTGGTGCTGCTGCTGGAATTGGTGCTGCTATTGGTACAGCAATTCTTCCTGGAATTGGTACCGCCATCGGTGCAGTTATTGGTGGCATCGGCGGAGCAATTGTTGGGTACAACGTGGCAATGGGAACTCTAGAAGAACAGACAAAAGCGGTTGCTGCACTTGGAGCAGTAGTTGCAGCAGATATGGTTGCTACACTGTCTACTCAAAAAGAAATGTCAGACTCTCTAGACGCATATTATCTAAAGAAAATTGAAGAAGCACGTATCGAAGGAGACATTACAGAAGCAAAGCGTTTGCAACTAGAGTACGACGACAAGAGAAACCAACTTGCAGATGTTGGCTTGCAGGCTCGTGAAGCAATTATGCAACTTTACAGAACAACCGATGCAGCAGAACTTGAGGCGGTAAACAAGGGGCTTGAGAATGCTCTTGCCGTAAGATATAAAGATGACGCTGTTCAGCAAATGTATCTTCCAGTTGTGCAGCAACAACTAGGAACAGCAGTAGCAAACAAGGTTGCTACGGAAGACCAGGTAGGTCTGATCAGAGCAGAAATGGCAACAGGAAACCTTACTCCACAAGATGCCAGCAACCTCCTTAAAATCATGGCTACTGATGAAACAGCAGGAAAGAAACTCTTTAGCATTGAGACTAAGTTTGGGTCTACAACAATGGGTGAGGTAGCCCAGGTTGCAGCAATGTTCTCTGGAGAGAACGCAGCCGAGCAAAGGGCTAAGTTTGTGATGGAGGTAGAGTCAGCAACAACATCTTCGGAAGCACAGGACATCATTGACTTTACAAGAGAGATCGCCAAGTACGGCGGAGTGATGAAGCAGACAATGCTTGTTGACACAATTCAAAAGAACCCTGCAGCAGCAGACAGGCTAATGAGCATCTTTGACGAACTTGAAAACAACAAGGGCAAAATGACCGCAGAGGTTGTTTACAACATTATGCCAAGCCTAAAGAAGTCAGACGCCTTTGACGAAGAATACTTCAACTCTCTAAAGGATTCAAACGAAAAAATTACCTACGTTAAAACAATTGCTACAGTCATGGAAATGTCAGAGGCAGAACTGATTGCATCGGATGACTTTGAAAGATGGAAGGGCGACGAGGGACTAAAGGCTCACGGAACTTATCCAGGAACTCACTCGAATTCCTGGTGGCAAAAGAGATATGCAGAAGACATGGGCTTCAAGGTTACTGAGGCACTAAAGACAGACGTAACTACAGCACCTGGCAACACGCCAACTGGTGGCGGTAGTGGTCCATCTGCTTCTTGGCTAGACCCAATTGTTACTAAGGTACGCAACCTATACGACTCTGCACAGAAACTTACAATTGGGTACAAGGCTTCTGGAGATGCCCTTAAGGCTTTTGCTAAGACTGGAAAGTCAGCACTCACTGGTCTATCTGGTATGGGAGACAAACTTTACAAGGCTAACCTTTCTCAGGATATTATCGACGGTATCCTTGGAATGCCAAAGGAAGAAGCCGAAAAGTGGATGAACATGTTCTTTGATAAGAACGGAAAGATCACACAATTTGTAAAGGACCTCAATGCAACCATTGGTGGAATAAAGTACGAAGAATTCATGCAGGAAAATGTTGCTCTAAACAACACCTTGAAGAATCAGCAAACTGCAACCGTTGCTCTAACTAAGTTTACTAGTAACCTAAGCGTAGCAAGATCAATTCTAAATGACGAGAATGCAACAGCAGTTCTTGCAGGAGCAATGCTTTCTGGAACTCTACAGCAGCAAAAGAAGAAGACGGAAGATCTAACTAAGGCATACCTAGACAACATGGCTGCTGACAGACTTCGTAAGGATACTCGTGAAGTTTCAATTGAAGATGCAAATATTCAAATAGACACCCTTCAAAAAGAAAACGACATTTATCAAAACGGCATTGACATAATCGGCAAGAAGGCTGAAAAGGTGGCAGAGGTTTATGACCGCCAGATCGAAGCACTAAACAAGGTTAAGTCGGTAAACGATGAAATCAACAAGCAGAAGCAAAGCGAACTAGATGTTGCAGACGCTTTGTCACGTGGTGACATTGGTGCTGCTGCCAAGGCTATCCAGCAAATGCGAGCACAGCAGGCACAGGACGCTGCAGATAGACAAATCAAGGCTCTCGAAGATGCGAAGAAGAGAGCAATTGATTCGGTTACTGTCAAGATTGATGGTCAAACATTTACAAGAGCAGAACTAGAAAACAAGATTTATGACATTGAGATCGACATTCTTGAAATCAAGAAGGATCAGATCCTTCAGAATGAACTCTCGCTTGCCCAAAGCAGAGAAGAACTTAATAACATTGTTAAGCAGATTGCAAAACTAAAAGAACTAAAGGCTGTAAAGGAACTTCCAATTAACAAGCCTGGGACAACAGGTCCTTCGACAACATCTTCAAGTTCTTCAAGTTCTTCAAGCAGTTCCACTACAGACACAGACACAGACAAAGATAAAAAAGACGAAAAAAATGAAGAGACAGATATAGTCCCTCCTGGCAATCCTGGACAACCACCACAACCAGGAAGTGCCCTAAACAATGCCCTTAATGCTGGACCGACAGTTCCAGATGCCACTTATGCTGCAACGGCATATCAAAAGTCTCAGTTAAATCAAATATCTAAGTCTCAACTAGAGGCAGACAGGATGCGTACTAAGAGTAAGTTTGACACAGCCCTCAGTGCGTTTACTAAAAAATATGGCTCAACCTTTACCGTAGCAGATGCTCAAAAGAACACAAACATCAAAGACATTGGACAATTTTCTAAAGACTTGACCGCACTAACCAGCCTAAGACAGAATTTAAAAGACTGGGGACTGTACTTTAACACTAATGACATGAGCAACATTATGTCGTTCCAGTATGAAAAAGACAGCGAGGGCAACGCAATCACTGACTCCGTCACATCAAGCAAAACTGGTAAGAGTCAGATTGCAATCGGTGGAGCAAGAGTTCTCTCAACGCTGCCTCCAGCAGTCCAAGAAGCGATCGCACTTCTAAAGAGCAGAAAAGACACCTGGAAGTCCATAGACGGCAAGATGGTAAAGTCGGAGGCAGCATGGTCAAAGGCAAGACAAGATTATGGATTCCCAACTTCTGGAACTGGATCTACTTGGGCAGAAATTCTAAAGAGCGATAGAAAAGACGTTGACGGAAAACCAGTTTCCGATAAGATAAAACCATACCACTCAGCATTCGCAACAGCACGTCAGTTAATGATCGACAAGTATAACTACTTCAAGAGCGTTAGAGGGTTCTTAAAGAGAAGTGGCTACACCAGCGACATGCTTGCTCCGCTAATTGACTCCTCATGGGCAACTCAGCCACAATGGAAGTCTAGCGATTCCGCATTCGCTATTGATGCATTTGCCACTGGTGGATACGTTTCTGGCAGCGGTACTGCAACGTCTGATTCAATTCCAGCCATGCTTTCTAATGGAGAGTATGTCGTACGTGCTGGTGCAGTTAAAACTCTAGGCACTGAATTTTTGGATAGGCTTAACTCGGCAGACAAGATGTCTTTTGCAGACGGAGGCTTGGCTAATAGCAAAAAGAAGTCTGTGCCAACAGAATCCGAGGTCTTGAGGTACCAGGAAGCAATTAGAGCAGCAGCAGACGCTAGGGCTGACAAAAACAATCCATGGAGGTTCTTGAGCAACATCACTGGTAACACAGACATGAGACTTAAGGCAAATGCTCAAAAGATTAAAGATTTTACAAGCAAGTATGGATCAAGAAATTCACAGGGTACTCCATATTCAAAACAGTTAAGCCAGTTCGCAGACTCTTCCGCTGCCCTCAGAAACCAACAACTACTTGCTTTGGCTAATGACCAGAGCATTAACATGCAGGCAGCACGTGTTGCTGCATCATTTGTTCCAGGAGTTGGAACCCCACTTGCTCTTGCTGGCACGGCTCAAGGTGTTGCTTCAGGAGACCTGAAGTCTGCAGGAGTTAATGCACTAGGTGCTTTTGGTGGATTTGGTGGTGCCCTAAAACTTGGATCAAAAGCACTAAATGCCACTCCTAAACTTGCAAAAACAACCGCTCTTGCAGCAAAGGCTGACTCTGGTTTTGGAAAGTTTAATAATAAGTTTGGAACATATGCAAACGTTGCTGGAACGTCACAGGGATACCTAGAGTCATGGTTGTCACAAAACAACATACTTCCTAAGTTCCACATGGGTGGTATGGTTCCTGGAAATTACGAGATGCCAATCATGGCTAAGGGTGGAGAGTTTGTAATGAGTGACTATGCTGTTAAGCAATACGGCACAGACACAATGAATGCAATGAACAACGGAAGTGCAACGGTAACAGGTGATTCCGTGTATAATTATAGTGTCAATGTAAATGTCGCTAATACAGGTGCAAACCCTAACGACATTGCTAGAACTGTGATGGCACAGATTAGGCAGATTGACTCACAGCGAATTAGGAGCAACGTTCTATAATGACCACATCGGCTTATATGGCAGGAAGAAAGAAGTGGGGCAGACCTCAAGCCCTCCTGTTCTCAGATGCCCCTGGAACGCTCACTGAAGACGGTTTCTACGTCCCTGTAGGCTATGAACTAGGATCTAATGGCGATATTATTGCAGAGTCCCCTGACGAGGCTGGGACCTTCCTAGTGCTATCTGACCACAACCGTCAGGAAATATCTTTTAAGCCAATCCGTATAGAAAAGCGTGAGCGTATGGTTAATGGTCGCATGAGGTCTTATCACATTGCGGACAAGGTTCAGATTTCTACTGCTTGGCAGACACTACCATCCAGAGGATTTGCTGCCTATCCTGAGTTCGACGAAGAAGGAGTTCCAGGACTAAGAACTAAGTCAACAGTATCTTCTGGTATGAGCCAGATGTACACCGCTGACGGCGGTGCTGGCGGTATCGAATTGCTTGATTGGTATGAAAACCACAAGGGATCATTCTGGCTATTCCTATCATATGACAGAT